ATAATATATATTTAATATATATATATTATATATATAATATCTAATACACTTATAATATTTATTTACTTAATATATATTTCTTTTTCTTTTGGTTCTTTTCTTTTTCTTTTTCGGCCTTTAATAGGATATATATTTATATATCATAATATGTTTAATTATATGAATCCTGGGGTATACTGTAGTTAGTCGCTGCTCCTTTGAAAGAATTTACTATTGATGACTCTAAATAGATTTGGATTCGACCCCAAACTTTCAATCAAAGATGTTATGAGTTCCCTTCGAGGATGTTTGAAGAGTCAAGGTTCATTTCATGACCTAATTATTCATTCATAAGCGATTAGTCATTTAGACAAGGTGACGTTTCATTCTTGAATACCTCAGACTATCAGGTTTTTACTTGATAGTCTTTTTATTTTGTGTTATATATATTTATATCTAATTGTATATTTATGCCACAAGGAAGACCTAAAACTGATGATCATACAAAAATGATGATTAATTTTACTGAAAAAACAGCAGATAAACTTAGAGAGAGAAAGGAAAAAACTGGATTACCTGTCTCTTGGCAAGTTAGAACTGCTGTAGATAAATATTTAGAAGATAATGATTAATTTAATTGATCTGGATAATTATTATCTAACCAATCTTGATTCATATCTTCAGATAAAACAGTGAGAATATCACTCATTGATTTACAAGCTTTAGGAGTAAGCATTGAACCTAAAAGCATAATACATAATTGTTTTTTTTGATATTCTGGAAGATATGTAATCTTCTCAAAGATAGTTAAAACTTCTTTTTCAATCATACAAACCTCCTTCCATGAGACTCACTTTTCATTTCTAACATTCTTTGATTTCTTACATGAAGTGGTTCAGAGTAAAAATTATTGTATGCTTCTAATTCAGCATCACTAGGTTCGTAATTAATAATTGAATCAAGAATATCTAAAGCATCATAAATTTTATCCCAAGTTGGAACATTGTAATCAGAATCACAAGGCCACTTGCATTGAAGATTTTCTTCTTTCTCTGCAAAATCTTTTAGTGTTTCGTAGATTTCTTCTAAATTAGTCATTTTTAATCTCCATATAAGGTGTTTTAGTTTCATATAGATCTTTATTATGATCCCACCAAAGATCGATAATATATTTTTGACTACCAAAAAAATAACCTCTATCTGATTCCCTACATTCTTCAATATAGAACTCTATAAAAGGTTCATAATAATCTGGATTGAGATTATATTCTTTAGCTAATTCTTTAGCAGCATCAGAACAATGCTCTTCAAACTTTTCATTGATATAAAGACCGTCAAGAGTCTGTAAAGTTTGCTGTTCTAGTGGATTGTCAATCATTTTCGTTAGCGAATTTTCGTGTTTAAGTTAGTCAACTCTTTTTAAAAAGTGAGATAATAATATATTCATTGCTTTCTCTTTCTCTTCATAATCTGTTGAAGTGTTATAAAGTTTTTTTTGATCTTCATAAATTTGTTTTTTTAAATCTATTTTATCTTGTCTAAAATCATGCACTTCAATACGATTATCTTCTTCCCAAGTTTTAATATCTTCCTGATCTATAGCAATATCAAACCAAGGATAGAAAGTGCTTTGATGAACGTATTTAAACTCTTGTTTAATTTGTTTAATTACGGCAATTTTATTATATTTCTGCCTAATTAATTCTTTCATTCTTTCAATGCAACTTTCTTTATAAGGATTCTGTCTTACCACTATTTAACCTCCATAGCTTTTTTATATTCATCTTCTAATTCTTTAGAAATTTCTTTCCATTCTTTAGGCCATCCTTGGTAAGGTTGAATATTCTCTGAAAACTCATTGAATATCCAGTTAAAACCTTCATTTAAGACCATAGCTAACATCTGTTTAACTGGTCTAGCATCTGCTTTGGCTAATGCCTTAATAGCTTTTTGCTGTACGTTCGATAAACGTAAATTTGATTCATTCATGATTAATTAATTGTATAATTATATATTTTAGTATACACTATTTAGTATACTAATCAACCCTAATTCGCCTTTAATGTCTTTTATTAAAAATTTGATTCATGATCATGACATTCATGACAATAATCAGCTTAAATCATTCATTAAGCATCAAGAGTTATCTCAAGTTGATGAGATAACCCCAGATAATAACGATATGCTTTTTAAATTATTATTCTTATTACTTTTAAAATCTAAACAGTAGCTAGTTTTTTATTTCTTTTTATTTCTCTTAATGCAATTGCACTTGCTGTATTTTTCTCTTGTAACCCGTGTAATAACAATGCAAAAGGTCCATCTTCAAAGCATAAACTATCATCTACGTCTATTTTTAACTTTAATCGTTTAGCTTCGTCTTCACTAAATACGACTTTACTATATCTTGTAAAATATCCTTCATCTATTAAATAATCATATTTCCCACCATAACTAGCGGTTAAATAAAAATTATTAGGTAATAAAACTTTTAAAAAGTATTCTAAGCTTTTACTATAACAATAAAATTTTATATCCTTATTAAACTTAGCTACATTTAACCAGGATTCTAAATATAAAGGGTGATAAAAATCACCGCTCTCATGAATTCTAAACTTATCTATATTCTTTTTATTAGCTAATAAACTATCGTTTATAAGGTTGGATAACCCGTCTACATCCCTTTTAACTACATAACTATTAATTAAATTAAAGTTGTATCTACGACTATTAAAAACGTTAGGATAACGTAGCTCTTCACTTGCCGCGAAACAAGTAAATAAACTTTTATCACCCCTTTTTAACTCTCTCTTATTAGTTTTATCATTCATAACAGCCCACGCTTTGCAAACCGAACTACCTGGACACGTCAAACCAGCTGGTAAGCTTATTATTCCCGTAGTTTTTGGTAATTTTTTATTACCTTTTGACATTTTTAAAATCATTTTTAATTAATAAAATAAATTTTTAATTGAAAGTAAAAAAATACTTTCATTAAAGGGTGTTCAATACACCCCTTAAAGCAAGTATTATTTTTTATTTAGTCCATATGGTCGTATTCTTTTATTTTTCCATCCCATCCATCTATTAATCCATGATGCTTCATATAGCAATATTCCTTACCTATATCATTTTTAAAATGATGATCATCATCCCATTTTTTACGTCTTAATCTAAACTCTGCACCATGAGTCTCAATAGGTATTACTTTTTTATCTATAACCCTAACTAACGGGCATTCATAACCCTTTTGAAATCCCCATGCTTTACTATATTCAGTATTTAATCTTTGACTAGGTATCTCTTTAAACCATACATAGTGATCACTTAATCTGGTAACAACATAAAAAGAATTTCTAGTTGTATTCCATCCCCATCGCATATGACATATACACCCTATATAAAATTTAAAGGGTGTTTTTTTATTCATAGGAACTGTTTTAAGTTCGTTAATGAGTTTTGACTCATTAATAATTGCTTCATTCATTGTTTTAATTAATGTAAGTTGAAAATAAAACTATTTATAAAAAATAGTTTTTTAAAACTATCTATAATTAGATAGCTTTAAGAAACTATTATTTATTTTTTTATATAACTATGTTCATAATATTTATTAAGTTTCTCAATCCATTTAGTTTTATTATCTGATAATCTGATTTTTTTAATATCTCTACTATGAAATAATTCTCTTTTTTTACATCCTCTAGTAATCTTATGAGTTATCTTAATATTATATTTCTTTTCAATCATATCCTTATTCATATATCTTTTAAACCATTTACTTCGTTTAAAATGTTTTGATACTTCTTCTAAGCTAGTAGTTAAATATTGTAATTCATACCCATATTGAAAAGGAATTTTTAATTGAATGCTATTGTTTAAACCATGGTTTAAAATAACATTAGAACTAAAATAAGAGTTACCGTTAACAGTATCTCTATATCCTAGAGCTACAATATCAATAGTTTTTAATTCTTTTAATTTCATAGTTTTTAAATTAATAAAGTGAATAAAAAAAAAGTAACCCGTTAAGAGTTACTTATAGTTGGTTTTGTTGTTAGTGGTCTATTGATATATTCACTTCTTAGTTTATGTTCTTTAATTATTTCTTCTTTATGAAGAATTTCTTCTGGATTATCTGGGGTTAGCATATGATATGCTTTATCCATTAATAAATCATATTCTTGTTTATTCTTAGAATATTCATAAGAACTAGAAGTAAGTTTTAATACAATCGTGTTGTATTCTTTACTAGTGAAATAACGTTTTGAAGTGTCCATAGTTTAATTAAATAAAATTGTATAAGGATATATTTTATTATATATCCTCAAGTTGATTTATAGCAAGTATATTTAGTACTTGTTGTTGTTGAAATTCTGATCCAGTTTTTAATACTTGTTGACAGGCTTTATTCTCCATAGAGATATCAACCTTACAATCTGCGAAAGTACTTTTATTAAGACTTTCAGTAATAACACTGGTTAGAACTATCCCAGATAAGGCATAGAATCCAGACCAAATAACGAAATTTTTTAACATGGTTTTAATTAATAAAATTAATTTGAATTAGAGTCTTAAGGACTCTTTAAAGGGTATTAGCTACCCTTTAAGGAATCTTTAAAGAGAATTAATAATTAATTGCTCGTATGTATTCTTCTAATTCTCTAGGATTATTTCTTTTAAAATATCCATTATTGGTTAATTGTCTATGAGTATTATTCATACCTAAGTCAATTAATTCAAAGTCCCTTTTTGTTTTTGGTTCCCAAGTTCTAATTAGAATAGATCTAATCCTTTGTCCATATGTTGAACATTTAAATTCTTTTAATTCCATAGTCTGGTTTTAATTAATTTAGTGTTGTTTAGTTTTAGTAAAGCTGTAAAGCTTTGTTTGTTGTAAAGGGATGTAATACCTATAAAAGATAATTACACCCCTTACAATCGATTTAAAGAGTACTAGAGGATTATTTTAAGACTATGTAGTCAATAAAGTTTTCAACCCTCCAACGGTTTAACTCTTCTATCATCTCCCAATTGTCTGGAAAAATCTCAGAGCGTCTATAAAGCTTTAAATATTTGGTTTTAGATCTCTTACTTTCAACTTCTTTAAAGTCTATTTTAAGATGTTCTAAAACTGTTTTATTTGCTTCAGTAGACTTACAGACAGTGTGTGTGTCGATTACTGTGTTCATGAGTTTAATTAGTATGAAGTTTTCTAGGTACTGAAGTTGAAAGTTTTTATACCTTCCCCTTCCCCCTTATTCTACCAAAAAATATAAGTAAATATAATTATATATAATTATCTTAACAATATGTAACAATGGGGGTGTAGTTGTAAATTTATTTTTATTTTTGCGTGTGTGGATAACTTAAATATATTCTACAAATGTTTATTGCTTAGGTTCTATGCGAATAGCAAGTTCTGGAGCTTGGATATTAACTGTTTCTACGGATTCACCAACTACTTTGCCTAGGGAATCTAATATTTGTGCTGCTGTTTGAAGCTGACCTTTTGATACTGCTTTATTGAATAGACGCATACGCATTGCTTGTAAGCGAGGAATCATTTTATCTCTTTCTTTCAACCAATCTTGATCATTCCATTCTTTAACTTTATTCCAATCAGCCCAACCTGTAGTTTCTGAGATACCTTCTCTATGAGAATGTTCTATGACTAGTTGTCTGGTAGTTTTACCTTCTAGCTGTTTTGAGTATAAACGTTGGCATCTAGCTTCTATTACTGCTCTTGAATTTGTACCACCTGTATATTTTTGAACACGAGGTTTACGTTGAGGAGCAGGAAGGTCGTAATTTAGGTTGTTAATGAAAGATTCAGCCACAGACTTAGTCTTTGAGGGGGTTAATATTCTGATGATAGCCTTAAAAGTATGAAATGCGAAAGAAAATGAGTAATATTATGAAAAAAAAGATGATATGAGCTTGAATGAGATCAGTTTAAGGTATGCACAGGGGGAGGTGTTTAATAGTGATAAAAGATTTAGGGTGCTGGTTGCAGGAAGAAGGTTTGGTAAATCATATTTATCTTGTATTGAACTGCTTAGAGGAGCAATCAAACGACCTGGTGAGGTTTATTTCTATTGTGCTCCTACATATCGTATGGCAAAGGATATTGCATGGAAGGAATTGAAGAGATTAACACCTAAAACATGGATAAAAGCTAAAAATGAGACAGATTTGAGGATAGATTTGATAAATGGATCAAGTATTGAGTTAAAAGGTACTGAAAATGCGATGGCATTGAGAGGTAGGAGTTTAGCTGGTGTTGTATTGGATGAAGCAGCTTTTATGGAAAGGGATGTATGGGCTGAAGTTATCAGACCTGCATTGGCAGATAAACAAGGGTGGGCTTTGTTTATTAGTACTCCTGATGGTACTGCAAGTTGGTTTTATGATATGTGGTGTTTTTGTGGTGAACAGGAGTGGGATGATTGGCAAAGGTGGAGTTTTACTACGATTGAAGGGGGTAATGTAAAAAAAGAGGAAGTTGAAGCAGCTAGAGGGCAACTAGACCCAAGAACTTTTAGACAAGAATTTGAAGCTAGTTTTGAAAATCTTACTGGTTTGGTTGCTGTTAGCTTTAGTGATGAGAATATTGATAAAGAAGTAGCTGATTTACATATGCTTCCCCTGTTATTGGGTTTAGATTTTAACGTTGACCCTATGGCAGGAATCTGTGCTGTGAAACACAATAATACACTATATGTCTTCGATGAGATTATGCTGACAGGAGGTGCTACTACTTGGGATTTTGCTGAAGAAGTTACTAGAAGATATGGGGTGGATCGAAGAATTATTGCTTGTCCTGACCCTACTGGTAGTGCAAGAAAAACTAGTGGGGTGGGTGTTACAGATCATACGATACTTAGAAGGTCTGGTTTTACTGTTATGAGTCCTAGATCACCTTGGAGGATCAGAGATAAGATTACTGCTGTAAATACAGCTTTGTATGATGCTGAAGGCGAAAGAAGGACATTAATACATCCTCGATGTAAAGAATTAATAAAAGCACTTAGAACTTTGACATATGCACCAAATACTGGATTACCTAATAAGAATCTGGGTGTTGATCATGCTTTTGATGCTTTTGGTTACCTTTGTCTACAACAATTTAATTTGGCAAAACCAGAGACATTAGGGCAAACTGCGTTTAGAATATATTAAGAGTTTACTTTTTTATTATGTATCACGGCTCTCATTCAATGACAGGTAAGAAAAAAAAGAAGAAAAAGAAAAAAACTACTAAGAAAAAGTGAGAAAATTTAGAAGAGTAAAAAGAGATAAGAAAACAGGTGTGCCTAGCAAATACCTTGCTGGTGCAAAAAATAAAGCTGCAAAGGCAAAAGAAATAAAAGAAACAGCCGAAAAATACAGAAAAGGGCAATATATTGATATAAAAGCTATTTCAAAATTACGTTCTGAACAAGATGACTCAAAGCGGAAGAAGAAAACCTCTAAGCGGTAAAATTAAAAAAAGTCTTGAAAAGAAAGCTGAAAATAGCAGGTTCTATTATGGAGAGCTTGCAAAAGTTTATCGTAAAGGTCAGGGAGCATATCTTTCTGCTGGCTCTAGAAATGTATCAATGGAAGCTTGGGCTATGGGTAGAGTTAATAGTTATATGACAGGGCAGGGGGGTGCAAGGACAGCAGATAAAGCTATTTATGCAGAGTATCAAAAAAAACGAAAACGTAAGTAAATGTAAAATAAATACTTCTAAGGTAATATGAAGTGTAATGATAAATTTTTAAGATGATTGAAATTACTGAAGAAATGCTCGATATTATTGAAGCAGTGAAAGGTAAACGTAATCCTGCTCTTTGGGATCCCAGATGTGAACAATATCAAAGAAAACTCAAAGAAGGTACTGTAAAAAAGTCAACTACAAGTTAAACTATTTATAAATACTCTTTTTTCTCAAGGATCATGGCATTTTTTCGTGGCGAAGAAGGTTCTGTTAAATTTAAGAACTCTTCTGGTAGTACTGAAGCAATAGTTTCAACTACAGGTTGGACATTAGATACAACAAAAGAAACATTAGATGTAACTGCTCATGGTGCTACATCAAGAAGTTTTGTTGGTGGATTAATTTCTGCATCTGGAACTGTTGATTTTCTATATACAGCAGCTAGTGGAAATGAAACTGAGAATTTGATAGATGATATTTTAACAACAGAGGATGCTGGTGATGCACAGTTTGATTTATTTTTAGATACTTCTGGTGATAAAAAAATAAGTTTTTTTGGCATTGTTACAGGAACAAGTTTATCTGCTACAACAGGTGATCTTGAAACTGTCAGTGTTAGCTTTATCTCTACTGGTGCTATAACCAACGCTATCTAATGCCTAAATCATCTTATTCACCAAAGCAACGTAGATTAGCTGCTGTTGCTCCACCACGGGATAAGATTACTGCTGCTGATCTCAAAAAACTACGTTCTAAGAAAAAAAAGAAAAAAAAGAAGTGAAACTTACCACTCGCCAAAAAAATCTCCTTGAAAAACACTCTGAGCACCATAGCAAAAAGCATATGGAGTATATGAAGAGAAAGATGAGAGAGGGTGATACTTTTACTCAAGCTCATAAAAAAGCACAGGCGAAGGTGGGAAAATGAAAAAAAAAGATCCTAGACTTACAAAAAATAGGTTAGAAGATTTTAATAAACCAAAAAAGACTCCTAATCATCCAACTAAATCTCATGTGGTTTTAGCTAAAAAAGGCGATAAAATTCAGTTAATACGATTTGGTCA